GAAACTCAAAGGCAGCTTCGAAGAACGTGCGGCGATCCTTCAGAGCGCAACAGGCGGACCGTGGATGACCAGGAATGAAGCCAGGGCAGACAATAACCTGCCGCCTGTCGATGGTGGAGATGAACTGATCGTTCCTCTGAATGTGGTTGAAGGCAATCAGGCCAGTCCGACAGACACGCATATGGACCCGCAGGAACCGAGTACTGTGCAGGACACCGGCAAATGCGGCTGCCATCATCATAAGTCAGATCCAATCCGGATCAAGGGCCGGTCTGATGCAGAAGAGGACGAACGCATGGCGGAAGTCGTGCGAAAGTTCATGAAACGTCAAGCCGATTCGGTCCTTCCGAAACTCGGAGCGAAGGCTGCCAGATGGTGGGACGCTGAAAGATGGGACGCAGAACTCGCTGATGATATTGAGGCGGTCATGGACGAGATCGCGGATCGTCACGGCGGGCAGACTGCAAAGAGCATCGGAACAGAGTACAGCACAGCCATCACCAGAAACTATTTGAAAGCGATGGCGGAAGGACGGGCAAAGGCAATTAATGTCGCGACATACAGAGATCTTCTGGAAGCAGCCGAGGAAGAAAACGAAGAAGTCACACCTGCAACAGTATTTGAGAAGCGTGAAAGTACTTCCGGGACCATTGGACGGTCGCTCGCAACGGCGGTCGCATCGTGGGCGGTCATCGAGGCTATACATCAGGCACAGCGAGGCGGATACAGCCAGAGAGTCATGAAACAATGGGTGACGGGCGACAATCCGAGATCATCACATCAGATGATGGACGGTGAGAAGGTTCCTGTCGATGACAATTTCTCCAATGGTGCATACTGGCCCGGAGATGACAATCTGGATGCTGACGAAAGCTGCGGATGCAACTGTTCAGTTGAAATTATTGTGGAGGATTAAGCTATGGAACACAAATACAAAGAATTTTCAGTGAAGAGTGCTGCTGAAGATACCGGCACGATCAGCGGATACTTCAGCACGTATGACAGAAAAGTCGATAGTTATGGAGATATCGTGGCGCCTGGAGCATTTACGGAGACGATAAAAGCCCGCGAGGATTCGGGGCATCCGTTCCCGCTTTGCTGGAATCACGATCTGGATCAGATAATCGGAAAAGTCGATAGCATAGAAGATACAGAAAAAGGCCCGCTCATGACAGCGAGTTTTTTTGATACTCCGCTCGCCCAGGAAAAACGAGAAATCGTCAAGAGCGGGGTCGTGTATCAGTTCAGCTTTGCATATGACGTTCTGGAGGCAGGGCCGGTCGAACTGGAAGACGGCACGAAGGCGAACGAGCTCAGAAAACTCGATTTGTTCGAGGTGAGCATTGTTCCGATCCCGGCAAACCAGAACGCAGTCTTGACAGATGTCAAGGCAGGTCGTCGCAACAGCGCCAAAGACGCAGATGCGATCAGAGAAGCCATCACGCTCTTACAGGGAGTCCTGGGAGAGCTTGAGGATACAAACGATGAAGGAAAGGACGATGTGAAAGCCAACGGGGCACCGGAGGAGCAGAAGCAGAGCAATCCTGAGATCGAGGAACTTATCAAAAAATCAAATGAAATCTTACGGAGGAACGTAAAATGACCTACAAAGAGAAAAAAGAAGCAGCCGTTAAGGAGCTGCAGGAATTAACCGTAAAAATGGAAGCCGGTGACATGGAAGTTGCCGACCGCGTAAAGGAACTCAATGACCAGATCGAGACCCTCGAGACCCTCATCAAAGAATCTGACCGCGCCAAAGCAAAAGTTGCTGTTATTGGCCAGGGCGAAGAGAAGAAGAGCGAAGTTGAAAAACCCGATCTTTCCGTTCTTCGCAATCAGAAAGGCTCCAGAAGCTTCGCGATCAAAGCGTACAATGACACGCAGGCCCGCCCGGACGACGGCGAAGGCCACACGATCCCGGTCATGGATTATGACAAGAGGGTCATTGACATCCGTCAGCCGCTCGTTGTTCGTTCCCTGTTCGGATCTGAGACCATTTCCGGCAACGCTCTGACTTATTATCTCATGGGCGCTATGGAAGGAAGCTTTGGGACCGTCGCAGAAGGTGCTAAGAAGCATCAGGTTCACTTCACCAGCTCTCAGAAGACCGTTGCTCTGTCCAAGATCGCGGGCTTCATCAAAGAGACTGACGAACTCCTTGCTGACTGGGCATTCCTTGAGAGCGCGATCCGCGGACGCCTTAAATATGAGTTCGACAAAGCTGTTGAAGAGTTCCTTCTTGGCACTTTGCTTGCGACTTCCGGCATTCAGGTCGGACAGTCCACCATCAGCTTCGATAACATCCTGAAAGCAAAACAGGCCGTCAGGAATGAGACCGGATACGCTGCAGACGCGATCCTGATCAACCCGACTGACCTCGAAGCTCTGCTTCTGACCAAGGACAGCAATCTGCAGTATCTGCTCGGCGGACCCGCATACGGCTCTTACGGCAACGGCGGATACAGCGCAAATCCGAGAATCTGGGGCCTTCCGGTCGTAGAGTCCAACTCTGTATCGGCAGGACAGGCAATCGTCGGCGCGTTCAAGGCAGGATCTTCTGTCGTGACCAAGGCAGGCGAAGGCCAGAGAGTAGAAGTGGCGAACACTGACGCTGATGATTTCGAATACAACCGCGTAACAGTCAGGATCGAGGAGCGCATGGCTCTGGCGACCCGTGTACCGGCTGCGTTCGTACTCGTTGGTACTGCTTCCAGCTCTTCATGATAATTTCGGGGGCGGCTTCGGCCGCTCCTTCTTATGGAGGTAAAAGACCATGCTGAAGATATACAGAATGCCGAACGGCAGGATATTCCAATTCGAAGAAAACGACGCACCTAAAGAGGCTGTTCTGGTAGAGGAAGAAAAAAAGGCTGCACCGAAGAACAAAGCGAGAACTCCGAAGAATAAGGCGGTGAAGAAATGAGTTTACGACTGACAAACTGGGGGTATTCCGTTGACGGGACCCTCTCAGATTTTATCACGACAGAAGAATTTAATGCTTACACCGCCAGCAGGTTCTCTGGCGATACCAGGATCGCAAGCAACATTAAGTCTGCGACGGCGGCTATTCGCAATTATGTCGGGTGGCACTTATATCCTGAACTGCCTTGTGAACTGTCAACGACCTTCTTTGACAGACGTATCTCTGAAGGCAAAGGAGGCATCCTGATCCAGCTTCCGGCGAGATTTGTCACGAGCATCACGTCGATCACGATAGACGACGAGGAATGCAACAAGTATACGCTGGAACCGAATGGACTTCTGAAGGTCTATGCTGTGCCTGCTCATGCGGAATACACACCTGTGGTCATTGATTACAGAGCAGGCCTTCCGAGCGACCTGATGGATGCGGTCAAGGAACTGACAGCTCACAGAGTGACTCATGCAGTGTCGTCCTCTTACGGCATTACCAGCGAGGCAGTGGGCGGCGTGTCTGTTACTTATAACGCATCGTGGGCAGGGAACACCAGGTCAACGGCTCTCCCGGATGACAATAAAGAAGTTCTTCTCCCGTATCGGATTGGGGGGATGTTCTGATGGCATGGCCTTTTTCCTGGGCAACTCAAACTATTACCAGAATCCGGCCCGGAACGAAGACGGTCCGTGGCTCCGAGATCCGCGACTGGGACAGCACCAGTGTCAGTGAAAAGGACATCACAGGATGTTCCATGCAGCCGGCAGGAAATACTTTGTCCCAGGACGGGCGAGTGCTGGGTGTGTTCGACGGTTATACCTGCTATGCGCCGATAGACGCAGACATTCAGGCAGGAGATCGTATCAAATTTAATGGGCAGGTGTACGAGATCAACGGCGAGCCGAATCTCTGGACATCAGCCACTGGCAATCTAAACAATATGCTTTTGAATCTTGTGAGGTGGTCTGGATGACAAGCGGAAAAATCACAAAGATCGAGTTTGTATCTGCAGGATTTAAACAGATCCTCAACAGTCCGGGCGTCGAAAGCATGATCAGGCAACATACTGAAGCTGTATGCGACAGGGCGAACGCCAATCTGCACACTGAAAGCGAAGGCTATCTGTCGAAGGTCTTCACCGGAGGCGGGCAAGGGCGTGTCGTCGGTGTGGTCTATACAACGGATCACGCATCCATGGTCGCAGAGGCAGAAGAAAAAGCATTATCGAGGGCGGTGCGATGAAGAGACCAATAGACTTTGAAGACGTTATCAGAGAGATCCTGACCGGCAAGGTGACAGCATACTGCAAACCGCTGCCACAGAATTTCACTCTGCCTTGCGTTCTTATCACGCAGGTCGGTGGAAGAACAGATTATACCTGGGCCGGGATCGGAGAAATTGATGCGGCGGATGTCACGATTGACTCGCGAGCCGAAACAGATGCGGAAGCAGTGGAAACACTGCGGAACGCAATCGGCCATCTGGAAGAGGCAGTATCATCGCAGACCACGCCGTTAATAATGACAGAATTGAATACGTTCAGCTCCACGATCAACGATCCGGTCAGACCGGATTTGAAACTGTGCACAGCCAGAATCCTGACTCGTGCACGTAGAGAAGAAATATAACAGGAGGTTATAACAATGACACATGATGTTAAACTTGGTATCGGTGATGTGTCTGGCATGTTCTATCATGCGCCGGTCGGCACTCCGCTCCCGGCTTCGGCTGACGCTGCTCTTTCCTCAGCATGGAAAGAGGTCGGCTATGTGTCCCAGGACGGTCTCACCGTATCGATCAATGCAACTACAGAGGGAATCAAAGACTGGGGCAACAGAATCGTTCGTATGGTCGTAACAGACAGCGATGAGACTGCCCAGGCATCTGTCATTACTACGACAGAAGAGACCCTGGCAACAGTTCTCGGTGAGGACAATGTTGCGGCAGCAGGCGGCACGATCACGGCGGGTCTTTCCCTTTCGACGCTTCCTCCGGAAGAGGCTTTCCTGTTCCGCATGAAGGACGGCGACGATATGATCATTGTCGGCTGCACAAAAGGCCAGGTCACGGCTCTTGAAGGTCTGTCCTTCCAGCCGGGCAGTGCAATCTCATGGACACCGACCATCACGGTGCTCGAAAACACGCTGAAGCTGATCTCGACAGCAGGCGGTTCCAGTTCATGACATTAAATGATAGGCTGTGCGGGATATTCCCGCATGGCCTGATTTTAATTGGAAGGAGGGTTTATGTACCAGATCAAAGAACGTGCTCCCTATATCATCAAGGGGAAAAAAGGAAAAGAATATAAGATTCCGCAGATAGACGGATTGAATATAGATGACTTTGAAATCCTGATCAAATACAACGAGACGGACAATGCAGTAGAAAAGGTCAAAATCTGCAAAGAGTTCTTCCTGCATATCGCTCCAGAACTGGAGGATGAGAAAATCGGCGATGTTGAATATTTCAGAATCTTCGAAGAATATAACAAAGCAAAGACTGACGAGCAGAATGAGGCTCTGGGGGAATCTTAGGCCTTGCGAAGTACGTCACAAAACATCGCAAGGCGATAGAACGAGATTTTTTCGTTGAAACTGGACATGAATTAAGGGAAGTCGGGCGTACTCTGTCATGGAGCACGCTCGATGCTTTTTTAACACATATCAAACCGGATTCAGCGCTGGCGAGAGAGCTGAACCCTAAACTGAGCGACTGGACGACACGGTCGAAAACGAACGCAATTCTGGCAAGCATATATGATTTGCTGGCCGTGGTAAATGCGAATCTTTGTGCCAAGGGTACGGGAAAGAAACCGAAAAAGCCAAAACCGTATCCGCGTCCGTGGAGAGAAGAAAAGAAACCAGATGTGACACATTTCGGAAAAGGTGCGCTGCCGCCGGATGAACTGAGAAAATGGTTTGCAGAAAAAGAGGTAAACAACAATGGCTGAAGGCTATGAAGTAGCAAAAGCCGTCGTGACCCTGATACCATCAATGCAGGGATCGCAGGCGGCGATCACAAAGGAATTAACAGGCGTATCCAATGTCGCCGGAAAATCTGCCGGAGAGAACATGGGCAAGAGCATGTCTTCTGGTCTCTCGTCTTCAATGGCCTCTGTCGGCAAAACAATAGCCGGAGTGACCGCAGGCGTGGTCGGAGGTGTGGCTGCTGTCGGTACCGTACTGATGGAGTCCTTCAAGGAAGTCGACGCCGGCCTTGATACGATCCGGACAAAAACAGGCGCTTCCGGACAGGAACTGGAAGGAATGCGCACGAATATGGAGAACCTTGCGACGTCCATTCCAACCAGCTTCGAGGAGGCAGGATCGGCGATCGGCGAGGTCAACACCAGATTCAAACTGACAGGCAAGGATCTCGAGGACCTTTCCGGGCAGTTCATTAAGTTCGCAAAACTCAATAAAACCGATGTGTCAACGTCTGTAGATAATGTATCGAAAGTCATAGCGGCGTTTGGAATGGACGCGAGCGAGGCAGGAAGCGTTCTGGATGCATTGAATAAGGTCGGACAGGATACCGGCGTGGATATGAACACGCTGACCACCACATTGAGCCAGAACGCGGCACAGCTAACAGAGATGGGGCTGTCTGCATATGATGCGGCGGGCTTCCTGGGATCTTGCGATACAGCGGGCATGGAAATCTCCACGACCATGATGGGCCTGAAGACTGCCATGAAAAACGCCACGGCAGAAGGCAAGCCTCTGGATGCGTTCCTGGCAGATTTCACGCAGACCATGAACAGTAACGCCAGCGAGTCAGATAAGCTGTCAGCGGCTTATGAGACATTCGGCACGAGAGCCGGCGGGGCGATTTACAATGCGGTCAAGAACGGCAAGATCAATCTCGAAGATCTTACAAATTCCCTGGGTGATTTTGAAGGGTCCGTCGATTCCACGTTCGAAGCTGTAACAGACCCGACAGACGAGTTCGGGGAAGTCCTGAACAGGCTCAAGATCGTCGGCGCTGACCTTGCGGAAGCGGCAATGCCTGCTCTGGAGGCTGCTCTGGAAGGAGTCGCGGGTGCGCTTGAATTTGTGATGGATGCTCTCACACCGGCAGAAACATCATTGACCAGATTCATTGATGCGACCAATGAGGCCATAGATAAAAACAAGGCTGCTATGGAAGCCACTGAACGAGCGGTCAATGATACGATTGCCAGCGTGAGCGAGATGGAAATATATAAATCCACGCTGATTGAACTGCTCGACAAGACAGAAAAGAATGAACTTGAACAGTTTAGATTGAAAGACGCTGTCGATCAACTGTCGGCAAGCGTTCCGGGTTTGGCTGAGGCATATGACGAAGTAAATGGCACGTTTAAAATCTCAAATGAAGAAATCATTGAGATGATAAACAATGCCGAAGCTTTGGCGCTTAAAACAGCCATGGTTGAGGCCCAGAAAGAAACTTACAAGGAATATGCAGATAATCTCGTATCTGCGGCCATGGCGTCTGAAGCCTTAGACCAGGCAACAAAAGATTTTCAAAACACAACAGAATATACATACAGCGGAATAGAGGGCATCCTGAGCATTGGTGGCGAGTCCAGCAGAATGTATTCTGATCAGGCAAGGGCTGTCAGAGACGCAGAAGCAGCATATAACGAAGCGAACGAAGCATTGGCAAAGTCCAAAGAAAACATGGATTTGCTACCAGGTGCGCTTGAGGATATTTCTGAAAAAATTGGTGCCGACTTACCGAACGCGACGGACGCCGCTTCTGACGGCCTGAACGAAGTCGGAGATGCCGCTGCAAATACTGCTTCTGAAGTCTCTGCTGCTGCTGAAACCACAGACGAAGAGTTTGCAGCCATGGAGGCAGCCGCACAGAAGCTTGAAGAAGAATATATAAAACTGCAGGATACTGTTCAGCAGACCGTATCCAACAGCATAAGCATCTTCGATGAGTTCAGCGGCGGTACGGAGCTGACCGTCGACAAGATGATAGAGAATCTGCAAGGAGCAAACGCAGGCGTTGAACAGTGGATCGAGGACATGAAAGTCCTGGGCGCGAGAGCCGGTAAAGATTTCCCGCAGGCATTGTATGACGAACTTCTGGAGCAAGGTCCGGAACAGACAGCCAACGCAGTGAGAGCATTGGCGGATGCGGCAGCAAACCAGACACCGCAGTTCGAAACGATTGCAAACCAATACGCCGAAAAACTGAACCTTGCAAACAAAGCAGAAAACCTTGCGGCATTTTCTTCCGCTGGTAAATCCGTATCAGAAAAGACCGCGCAAGGCGTCAAGGACGGCACCGGGCAGATCGAGCAGGCATCGAAGGACATGGCGAGCAGGTCCATGCAGGCTGCGAACACTGAGATCGACCAGGGTACGATCAATATGCGGAACAATGTCTTGATGGGCATGAACTCGGTCAATAATGTCGTTCTGGGACAGCTCAATATCATGAACAGCAATTTTGCTTCGTACATGGGCATGATCCAGGGCAACGTCGCAAACATGATCGCCAATGTATCGGGAGCGCTGTCACAGCCGATCTATGGCCCGAATATTAAGGTGCCGCATTTCTCAATGTCCGGCAAGTTCGATGCACAGACCAACAGTGTGCCGACCGTATCAGTCGCATGGTACGCAAAAGGCGCGATCTTCCAGAGCCCGACCATCTTTGATACGCCGTCAGGCTTAAAAGGCGTAGGAGAGGACGGAGCGGAGGCCGTGCTGCCGATCGAGCTGTTGAAGAATTACATCGAGGATGCTATTGAGGCATCGCCCGCACCGATCGTGAACGTGGAAATGACCGTGAACGGAGCCGAAAGCCCTGAAGCATGGGCGGCTGACTTTGCACGGAATGTTAAGCAAATGATGAGGATAGGTTAATGACTACAAAGAAACCAACGGGGTTAACCATCACCAGAAACGGAAATAAATTCACCTTTGAGTGGAAGATCGCCGATAAGGATTATGAAGCAGGCCAGCAGCTTGAGTGGTACCTGGAAGCGAAGAACTACGAGAGCACACTGGGAACGGCTACCGACACCGGAACAATCGGCAATGCGAACACCGGCATGATCGGCACGAGCAAGTGGAACCCGATCAGCATCAGCAAGACCACGACAAAGAAGACTGTTTCAATCGACCTGGCTGATTATTTCCCGACCGTCGAAGTGAAATTCAAGTACATCATCTTCCGTGTACGAGGAAGGCGGAAACAATACTCAGAAGGCAGCGGAGACAAGAGAAAGACATATACGCCGGACTGGTCTGCATGGAGCAGCAAGACGTGGACGCCAGATGCTCCGAGCGTTCCGTCATTGAAGGCAGAATTAAGCTCTGACTATGCAAACGTCACGAAATTCACATGGTCGCTGAATAATGACATCACGCTGCCGAAAATGCTGTATGACTTCCAGTGGCAGTCAAGGCTTGTGAAGGACTGCACGGAGACAGACGGGTCTAAGCTGTCATGGTCATCCACAAAGCTTGGATGGCAGTCCGGAACGGACAGGGCATCATCCGGGAGTGCTTCCGGGAGCAAGACCATTACAGAAGACACGACGCTTCTGGCGGGCGGTTCGTATACCAGATGGCTGCGAGTCAGAGCAAGGGGCGCAGCGGGCAAGTCGGAGTGGAAGTACTCAAAGCACGTATATGCCCAGACGAACAAGGCGAAAATCTCCGACACGAGCGTCACTTCATCCGGCGGAACAACCACGGTTACCACAGAATGGACGGCACAGTCGAATGCCGCGCACCCGATCGACGCGACCACGGTCGAGTATTTCATCGGAACACCGGCTGTAGGCCTTGCTGTACCGCAGGGAGCATCCTGGACAGAGGCAAACGTCTCTAAAGACACAAAAGGCACAGACACAGCAAAATTCACGATCGGCAATACTGTCGGCCTGGATCAATGCTTATGGGTAAGAGTCAAGACCGAGCATGACAGCAACATGAAATACAGCAATCCTGAGCTGACAAAATGCGGAAAACTGACTGCTCCGACCAATCTCAGCGTCACACCGAACTCATCCACATACAGAGCCGTAGTTACTGCTCAGAATAATTCAGCGGTGCCTGACTCAAAGCTGGCGATCATCTTCCGACAGAAGGACCAGAAGGACAAATACATTGGGATCATCGCGCATGGTGAGACCAGTGCAACGGTCCAGTGTCCGGAATGGGAGAGCGTGAATGACATCTCATTCGGCGTAGTTGCATATCAGGGTTCGGAAAACTCCACTAAGAAGGGCGATCTGTACACGTACAAGCTCGAGGCCAACATGCATTCCGATAAGGTCTTCGACGGTGGTACGGTTCCGGGAGAGCCGACAAACGTCACCTGTACACAGACTGAAACAAAGGGCGAGGTCGCATTGAAATGGGGCTGGTCCTGGACACAGGCTAATTCTGCAGAGATTTCCTGGTCTCAGAACCCGAACGCATGGGAATCCACAGCAGAACCGCAGACCTACACGATCACGAACCTGAACGAAGGCTTCTGGAGAGTATCAGGTCTGGAAACGGGCGTGACATGGTACTTCCGTGTCCGTCTTGCCAATATCAATAACGATACAGCTTCTTATGGTCCTTACTCCGATGCAGTCTCCATGGATCTCGCATCTGCTCCGGCAGTCCCGGTCCTGACACTCTCAGACGGTGTGATCGCAAAAGATTCATCTGTAACGGCTGCATGGGTATATGTGACCACGGACGACACTCCGCAGGCCTTCGCAGAGATCTGTCAGCTCGAGACTGTGAATAACCAGCTCAGCTATGCGAATATCATCGCTCATGTGACCGGAGACCAGCATATTTCAATCGATGCAGCGGAAGCAGGATGGACTGCCGGAAATTCGTATGATCTTTGTGTGAGAGTCATGTCCGAATCCGGAAAAGAATCAGAGTGGTCTGATCCGGTCACGATCCACGTTGCTGAACCGCTGACCTGCTCAATCGAGGCAACATCTCTGGTAGAACAGACCATTGTCATTGATTATAACGCAGAGACAGAAGCAGAGACGATTGCAGGTGACTTTACTGACCTGCTGATCAATGCAGACACGTTCGCTGCAGCATTTAACTATACACCGGGCACATACGCTTTCATCATAAGAGAAGGCGTCTGGAAATACATGCCCGGAGGCAATATTGTCGGCTTCGGCCGTGTCGGATATATGACGCTGGATGATCCGGTGGATATAGATCCGCAGGACTTCGGCATGTATGCATCCGAGACCACTGGAGCATTCGCAGTCACGCTGACTACTGATCCGGAAACGGTCACGATCAATACATTAACCGAAATGCCGCTCACGGCCACGGTCGAAGGCGCCGGAGACGGCGGGACCACGACCCTGATCATCGAAAGGCTGTACGAGTACCAGATGGAACGTCCGGACGGCGATCCGCGTGACGGGTACGAAGGCGAGACCATTGCCATCGTGACCCAGACCGGCGAAGACCCGATGACAGTGACCGACCTGATCGGCGCCCTGGATGACGGGGCATATTATCGCCTGATTGCTATGGTCGAGGACGATATGGGACAGACGGCTTCTGAAAGCATTGATTTCGTGGTCAGATGGGATCATCAGGCTGGAATGCCGGACGGAGCCGTATCAACGAACGGCATGGTCTGCGCGATCACTCCGATCGCTCCGGAAGAATATGACGATGGCGATGTTTGTGATATTTACAGAATCTCCGTAGACAAGCCGGAGCTGATCGTTAAGGACGGCGAGTTCGGAACGGTCTACATTGACCCGTATCCGGCAATCGGAGAGGGCAGAGGCTACCGGATCGTGCACAGAACCATAAACGGCGACTATATCACCGCCACGAATCAGCCGGCATGGACGGATCTGATCGACAAGGCAGTGATAGAAGAATACAGCATCATCATCGATTTTGCAGGCGAGACTGCGATCCTGCCGTTCAACATAAACCTGACGAACCACTGGAACAAGGACTTCAAAGTCACTTCCTATCTGGGCGGAGCTCAGCAGGGAGACTGGAACCCGGTATCGACCAGGACAGCAACCTATACGGTAGTTTTACTGGCTGACACTGATGGTGATAAGATTGCGATCTTACGAAAACTTGCGGATTATCACGGAATCTGTCACATCAGGACGCCGGAAGGATCGTCTTATGCATGTAACATCAATATTTCTGAAAACAATGTCTTCAGTGATGGGTACAAGGTCAACTATACGATCACGGCCACGAGGATCGATCCTGAGACGCTCGACGGCCTGACATTCGAGGAGTGGTCTTCAACATGAATTGGAATCAAGGATTCAGTGCCCGCTATTACATGACACTGGTCGAACCCAGGACATGGCGGGACGTACAAAGATATGAAATCACCGGCGGCTCTGTATCAAGGGCTGCCGGTTCTTTAATGGAGGCGGCTGATATCGACATGACAGACGCTCCGCAGAGCGAATCATGGATCAGGATCTATCTGGATGCAAGACAGAACGACATCGGCACCAGAGAAGCGCTCTTCACGGGCCTGCTCTCCACACCTGCAACGCAGTGGGACGGCTCCAGACGGTCATACCGGGCAGAATGCTATTCAGTACTGCAGCCGGCAGCGGATGTGCTCCTGCAGCGGGGCTGGTACGCTCCGGCAGGCATGAACGGTGCGAAGCTGATCGCAGAGCTCTTATCATGTGGGCCGGCTCCAGTCTCTTATGCGGACAATTCACCGATATTATCAGCAACCATCGTCGCAGAAGATCAGGAAACGAACCTAACCATGGCACAGAGGATTATGGAGGCCATCGGCTGGCGTATCCGGATCACTGGCATGGGCGAGATCAACGTCATCCCGAAAGCGACCGAACCTGCAGTGATCTTCGATGCGTTTGAGAATGACAGCATTGAGATGGCAATAACGGATGCGTTCGACCGATTCAAATGTCCGAACGTCTTCCGGGCGACCTATAACGATATGTCAGCAGTGGCCAGGGACGACGATCCTGAGAGCCCGCTGTCGACAGTAGTGAGAGGACGCGAGATCTGGATGCAGGAAAGCGTGAGCCTGATGAGCGAGAACGAGAATATCGCAGAATATGCGCTCCGGCGGCTGAAAGAAGAGCAGTCGCCAGCGAGATCCGTGCAGTACACGAGGCGTTATCGTCCCGACATTACTGTCGGTGACATAATTTGCCTGCATCATCCGGCGCAGGGCATCGACGGAAACTTCCTGGTTAAGTCTCAGAAGATCGAACTCGGATACGGCGGCAGAACAACGGAGGAGGCAGAATGGCAGACATAAAGACAGTTAAAGACCTGATGGCAGCCATCAGGGAGACAGAACGAACGACAAAGGCATACGACACGACCGCAGAGGTTACAAGAGTGGCCGGATCGACTGCCTGGGTACATATCCCGGGCGGCGTGGACGAGACTCCTGTCATGCTGTCGATCGATGCGAAGGCCGGCGACACGGTCAATGTCCGGGTATCTGGCGGCAAGGCATGGATCACGGGGAACAATACCAGTCCTCCGACCAATGATACAGAGGTCGTGCAGCAGATATACAAGATTGCGAATAATGCCCAGAAACAGGCAGCGGCAGCGGAAGAGTCTGCCTTGAACTCCATATCTGAAGATATCATCCATTATCTGGCGACCGATCAGGACGAGGGTGTCACGATCGAGACGGAAGGCTGGACAGAAGAACCACAGTTCATCGATGATACCAACAGATATCTCTGGACATATCACACGTATACTCTGGCGAATGGAAATACGGTCGACACTACTCCGGTTATCAGCGGCGTATATGGCGAACAAGGTCCGCAGGGCGATGACGGCCCACAGGGCGATGACGGACCACCTGGAAAGGGTATATCAGCGGTTCAGCCACAGTATTATCTATCGACCAGTCCTTCTGCGCTTGTGGGCGGTTCCTGGAGCACGACTCTGACATATTCGAGCGGATATTACATCTGGACACGGGACAAAATCACCTATGATGACAGCACTACTGGATATTCCACCGCAATATATAATCAGGCACTGACGGAAGCCTGCTCGTTGTCCTACAACACGGCACAGTACTTCTGGGTGAAGGAAAGCGGCGGGACGACAGCAGTTCCGACCGGAGCCTACGTGACAGAGACCCCACGGGATACCTATGAAAGTAGCCCGACGCTCGGGAGCCTGCTACTGAGGTCTGCTGGAATCTATATCCGGCTGGCGGCAGTGACGATTGCGCAGTTCTTATCATCTGGACTGACCCTATTCAGCTCTGGAGGAAATAAGCTTGCAGAATTTCTGTCTTCTGGATTGACTGTTTACAATGGAAACGATAGCGAAGTTGCGCATTTAGGATTCGGTTCAACAAAGGATGCATCAGGCACAATAAATGCACCATATGCTACTTTTGGTTATCGAAAAGCCAACTCCGATATCGGTGCTTATTCTGTTGCAGAAGGTCAAGCGTGTGAAGCAAGCGGCACACGCAGTCACGCAGAAGGATACTTCACAACCGCAAGTGGACATTACAGTCATAGTGAAGGCTATTACGCAAAGGCGACAAATGACGAAAGCCATGCAGAAGGAAACACAACAACCTCAAGTGGATGGACAAGCCATGCAGAAGGTTATTATACAAAAGCAACAGGAAATTACAGTCACAGCGAGGGCCGCAGTACAGAGGCTTCGGGTTTACAAAGCCATGCTGGCGGTTTATCAACGATAGCGGGTTATTCTTCGCAGACTGTTATTGGAAAATATAATAGCAACAGCTCATCGAATGTATTTGAGATTGGCTGGGGCTCCGGTGTAAATAGCAGAGCCAACATATTTGAAGTCGATAATTCCGGCAATACCAGCATAGGCGGCGAAATCAAAGATATGTCCGGAAATGTGAAGTATGCGGGAATAAATCATATCCACAGCGGATACGTCTCCAAGATAACTTCCATGCCGTCTTATACAGCCCCAACGCTGAATGCTTCAACACAGTTCACTCGGTCAGCAGGAGGGTATTACAGACAGTCAGGGCAAGGCGTCGTTTTTGTGAATATCAACATCAAGACAAAAGCAGGTATCAGTGCCGTTAACAGCAATATCAAAGTGTTCACGGGTCTGCCCGCCCCGACATTTTACACTACGCTGGCCGCTTACGTAGGTGGAAATTCTGGCGGGTGTATTCCATGCTTCATAAATGATTCTGGCGAACTGTATTTAAGGGCAAACATATTGAACATCCCTGCTGACACTGGCGTATACATCACCGGCGTTTATATATCCAACGTATTTTCATAATAAGGAGACCCAAATGACAGAAATAGTATCACAGGCTACATCAATATGCAGCTTAATTTTATCCATTGTAGCAGTAGCAGGTCTGATCGTGACCGCGGTCAAGAGGGCGAAAGCTCCGAATGAGCTTCAGAACGAGCGGATCACAGAGCTGGAAAAAAAAGTCACACGGCATGATGAACTCTTTCTGAACGACCTCAGACGGTTCGAGAACATGGAAGCAGGGAACCGCATCATGCAGAAGTGTATGTTATCTCTGTTGAGCCACGGCATCGATGGCAATGATATCGACGGAATGCGGCAGGCTCGATCAGAGCTACAAGAATATTTAATCAATCACTAAGGAGGTGAGAGCGGTGAAAATCCCATCGAAACTGTATGACGTCCTCAAATGGATCCTGATTATCGTGGTCCCGGCGTTCGTGACGCTGTTCACGCTTCTGGCGCAGACGTGGAGCTGGGACATCCCGGTTCAGGCGATCGTGACCACCATCACGGGAATTGCGACGTTTCTGGGCGTGATCGTGGGCATCAGCACGCATTATTACAACAAGGAGGGCTGAGATATGGCAATAGGTCCGAGACCGATAATTGATATTACGGGGCGCAATCAGGGGATGGTTCCGTCATGGAGACGTGACGGCAATCAATTTATCGTGGTTCACTATCTCGGAGTAGACGGCCAGAATCCCGATCTGTATTGTCAGGGTCCGGGAGACTGCGGATACGGCGGTCATTTTAATATTTTCTGGGATGGATCAATTTATGAGGCTGCCGATCCGGAAAGAGCCACAGTCTGGCACTGCGGCGGAGGCCGTCAGGGGGATGATCCCGGATCAGGTACGTTCTTTGGCATCTGCACGAACTTCAATTCCATCGGAATCGAGTGCAGCGTCCACAATGACGGTACGTGGTTCTTCACTACCGAGACGCAGGAGAGTCTTGTCTGGCTCGTATCGTACCTGATGGACAAGCACGGTATTCCGATCGATCACGTGATCCGACACTGGGACGTGACCGGCAAGCACTGCCCGGCTCCGTATGTCGAGAACACTGGATACAAAACTAACTGGACATGGGACCAGTTCAAACAGAAATTAGCAGATTACAGATCAGGGAAAGGGGCTGAAGATATAGTGATTGCGGAAGTAATGAAAAATGCCAGAATGAAGGATGGCACAAATAAGTATGTTACCAAATACGTCAACGTAGACAGCGGCAGTAGCTTGAACGTCAGGCTTGCGCCGGCTGTGAACGCAGAGAAGCATCCATACTGGCCGAAACTGAGCAGGGGCAACGCCGTACAGCAAATCATGAAGTTTACCAATGATTGGTCGTTAATCATGATTTGGGGCGGTGCAGGTACGGGCACGGTCGGCTATGTAAAGAGTTCTTATCTCAGCAGTAAGAAGGTATAAGAAGGAGAAGCAAATGGCGAGCAAGAAAACCACCTATGTGACTGTAGACTGTAAACTGCTCTGCGTCCGCAGCAAGCCGGATATATCTTCGGCAATCGAGCGGCAGGAGAGCGAAGGTGCGAAGCTGGAAAAGCTTGGCTCAGCCGAAAATGGCGCCTGGACGAAAGTTCCGGGCGGATATGTCATGACAAAATTTGTTTCGTAACCGGAAGGTTGACTACGTGCTACCTCCTTTCTTTTTGTCTGTGGGCTCGGAGAAATCCGGGCCCTTTTTTATTGTGTTGAAAAATGTTGATGATTCCGTAAATGGGGGCAAAATGGGGGCAAGATTTCTTTTTTTGCCATGCCTGTAAAATAAGGGCTTGCCAGCACGAAGCCTTATTTTATAGTACTTTCGTGGCACGTACTGGCAAGCAATGGCATAGGGTGGCAACTACTGAAATCCGGTCGACGCCTTTGCTGGATCGTCACGAGTACCTATTTTATAGGGGTCGCGACGATTTTTTCATCAAAATGGGGGCAAAATGGGGGCAAAAGTGAAATTTTATCCATCATTTCTGCCTCTTTCTTTTCGATTCCCTTCGTGACGTGAATGTAGATCTCTTTTGTGATTTTGGAATCGCTGTGACCTAACCTGCGGCTGATCGCTTCCAGCGGATAGCCTGCTTCGGCCAGAAGAGATGCGTGTGTGTGCCGGAGAGCGTGCGTGGTCAGCTCCCGCCCGATGATCTGTTTGGTCTTCGCTTTGAAGTACTTGTTGAAGCTGAAGTACAGGATCTGGTCACCTTCAATGCTGATGACGAACATGGGACTCTTTGGTACGCCTGCAGCCATTTTCAGAGTCTTCATATACTTACGTATACGCCTGATGCAGTCTTTAAGTTCTGGCTGGATTCTGACGTCTCTGATCGAATCATCTGTCTTTCCTGGTGTGACTTCCTTTGAGACTGGATTGTATGTCTTCGTGACATGGATCACATCGCCGTCGATGTCTTTGTCTTCCAGGGCGACAAGCTCACCGATCCGGAGGCCGGAGAGGGCCAGGAACTCCGTGATCAGTCTGTTCGCTGTATGATCCATACCATCAAGCAGTTTCTGCAGCTCGTCTTTGTTCAGAAATTTATCTTTGATCCGCTGCTTTGCCTTGACTGTCTCATGGAACGGCTCGAACTTATCAATGATGGCGGTCGAATTGATGATGTCCTCACGATATGCCCAGCGAATGAAGGTCTTAAACCGGATCATATAATTGTTTAGCGTGACGGCACTCTTTTTGGAGAGCAGCATCTTTCCTCTGACATATTTTGCTGTCAGCTTACTCATAAGGCAGTCATGTCCGATGATATCCATCACTGAGTTCAGAGCATCCTCGTTCCGGTCTACAGTAGATTTCCGGAAGGATAGGCGAGATTCTGCAAGATACTGCTCGACGGCCTGCTCGATCGTGTAGTCATCACTGGCAGCCTGCGTCTTCTCATCGATTAGGGTCTGGAGCATCGCACTCGCTTTCTTATCAGATTTACGATCCAGTGTGATAGAGACTTTCCGCTGCTTGCCGGTTATTGGGTCGGTATAACGCTCAAAGTAGCGCCATTTGTTATCTCTTTGTTCACTCCACATAGGGTTCACCTCCTTTCTTAAAATCGATTACAGGGCAAAATCAGGCGGAGAATTGTACCGTCTGATGCTTTTCGTTCCCTTTTTTCTTTACGTCTAACAGCTTATCAACAGATTCTTTTATGCCGTTTGACGCAGACCGATATGCCTTAATCAATTCGATCTCAAAAAGAGTTAACGGAAAATCACGCTCCCGATCAGGGTCATAAGGCTCCATAATATCCGATCTGGTCACACTGAAATAATGGCAAAGCAAATCTATCTTGTCCATTCGTGGAATACGGGTACCATTGAACCAACTGGAAAGCGTCGCCGTGCTTATCCCGATATCGTGCGAAATATCGGTCTGCGTCTTTTGCTGTTCATAGGCGATACGGCGCAAATTTTTTGAAATGGTTTTGGCTATCCGATCACGGTCCATTATTTCCGCAAGTTTCTTTTCCATACATACCGCCTTTCCTTCCCCTCGGCTTTATTTTATGCTCAGAGCAGAAAAAATACAACAAATATTTTACATATAGTATTGACAATTTACGGAAAGTAAAATACAATGGATGGCGAAACAGGGGAATTTTGAAATATAAACAAGCGAAAGGAGGAGCGAATGGCAAGAATAACAATAGCCGCCGCAAGGGTTACAAAAGGTTGGACTCAGCAGGAAATGGCCGATAAAATGGGGATTTCTCGCATTCTCTTGAATAATATGGAGAATGGAAAAGCAGAAGTGAAGCTCCCATATTTATTGGCTATTTGCTATCTTACCGGGTTCACACCTGATGATTTTATTTTGTCCGAAGAATCTACATAAAGTAGAAAAGGAGGATGTATAAGGGACAAGCTTATACAAATCACGAGACATGATAGCACCTCATTATTTGAGGAGAAAGGAGATTACATGATTCAAAAGTACCTAACCCGCGCCCAGATCGGCAAGCTCACCGGCTGGAGACGCGAACGGGTCCGGCAGTTCATCCGGGGCCTGCAGGCTTCAGGGCGGTACCCGCCGAATCAGGTGATACAAGACGGAAGAGTAATTTTAATTCATGAGGCAGTCGTGCTTGATTGGCTGCAGAACGAACCAAAAAAGAAAGAGAGGGAGAAATTATGAAGTACAGAGTAACCGTAGAATTTAGCTACCAGGAAAGGCACTTTGATTTTGAGGATATCCGGGATGCGAACGGATTTTTGAAGGACGTTTCACTGCGGATCATCGACAAGGAATCGGATGATAGAGCTTATATGTTGATTGTTAATGAAGAGGAGGAGGAAGCAGAGGAATGAAAAAATACGTCGTCCTGGCATCGGCCCTGATCGCAGGGCTCGCCGGAGCCGGGTTTGTTGAGAATGGGATGATCTGGCCGTTCTTCGGATGTCTGGGATACATGGTCTTCGTATTATTGGCGAATACCAAAATAAAGAAAAAGCCCCGTGCTGCAACACGAGGCAGAGAAAAGGCGGAAACCAATTTTCTCAATTTCTATTCTACAACAACAACGATCAGAACACAAGCCAAGACATGGACGCCGGCAGGGAAAATGATCATTCCGGTCCATTATGAGGAGTGAAATGGAAGACATCGTTATACAGCGTTATATCGCATTTCTGGAACATCTCAAAAAGGAGGAAAAGACAAGTGAATCTCTACGAAATCAATCAAGAAATAGACCGAGCGATACAGAACTGCATAGATCCGGAGACCGGCGAGATTCTGGATGATACTTCTGAGCTTGACGCTCTGACGCTCGCCAGAGACGAGAAGATCGAGAACATCGCCTGCTATATCAAAAACCTGAAGGCCGACGCTGAAGCGATTCGGACAGAAGAAAAGAAACTCGCTGAGCGCCGCAAGACCTGTGAAAATCGCGCAGAATGGCTGAAAAAGTATCTGGCCAATAATCTGCAGGGCGAGAAGTTCAAAAGCCCGCGAGTAGCCGTTTCATGGCGCAGGAGCCAGGCTGTGGTCGTCGAGGATATCTGGAAACTACCAGAAGATTATCTGCGCTATAAGGACCCGGAGCCGGACAAAACGGCAATTAAGGATGCCATCAAGAAGGGCTTCGACGTCGAGGGCGCTGAACTGGTCGACAATCTCAGTATGGTCATTAAGTAGGAGTGAGATCTATGGCGAAAATAATCGAAGAATGGAGACCTGTTGTCGGATTCGAAGGACTTTATGAAGTCAGTAATATCGGAAGAGTCAGAAGCCTGACCCGATACAAAAAAGTAATTAAGCCGATTATCACAAACTCAGGCTATTACCAGTATCAGCTTTGGCATAATGGCGTATGTCGTGTCGGTTTGGCTCATCGGCTTGTGGCTCAAGCTTTTATCCCTAATGTCGATAATAAACCAATAGTAAACCATATTGACGAAGACAAGCTGAACAATTCTGTAGAAAATCTCGAATGGACAACTCACATTGAAAATTGTCGATATGGCACAGCAATCGCAAGACGCACACAGCATATTGATTATTCAAAGCGACGTATTAATAACGCTGGACAAATTGATGCTTGTTCTAAACCAATAGCGCAATACACGAAAGATGGTCGTTTCATTCGCAACTGGAAGAGTGCATCAGAATGCGCCAAATTCTACGGATGGCAAATATCGAATATTCGCAGAAGTTGCAAAAACGAATCTGCTACAGCTTATGGTTTCAAATTCAAGGAGGTGAGCGTATGTGTGCCCGCGTAATCGGCGTCATGGGCGAGTCCGGCAGTGGTAAAACAACTGCCATGCGAGGGCTCGATCCGAAAAAGACGTTTTACCTGGACTGTGACAAGAAAGGCCTGAATTGGAAAGGCTGGAAGAAACAGTACAACGTCGATTCAAAGAACTACTGGGCCTCTGATAATTTCGCAGTCGTCATGGGCCTTCTCAAGAAAATCAATGAGCAGAAGGATCTTCAGCATATCAAATATATCGTGATCGATACCATAAACGGCATGATGGTGGCCGAGGAAATGCGAATCTTGGCCATGCAGTCAGGCGATAAGCGTTCCGCATGGACAGATCTCGCACAGAACGGTTGGTCGCTGGTCAATATGTGCCTGGATCTCCGGGACGATCTGACGGTCATCATTCTTTGCCATTCCGAAACGATCTCAGATGATAACGGCATCATCCGAACCCGGATCAAGACCAACGGAAGGAAGCTGGAAAAGCTGGTTCTGGAGAGCAAGATGACGACAGTCGTGTGGGCGGTCCGCCAAGACGGAAAGTATAAGTTCATCCTGTCTGCGGATGGATCTACATGTAAAGTACCGCTGGGAGCGTTTGAAGGAGACGAATGCGACAACGATATCACAATAATTTTAAAAGCATTGGAGGAATATTAATTGGGGGTAGCTTATTTACCGGATGGGTCTTTGATTGATTATAGGGAATACATTCAGAAACATCCACACTGGCAAAAAGTCAGAAAAGCCCGATTCGACTTTGATGGTGGCAAGTGCGTTATTTGCCACAAGGATCTGACAGGAATGGTCTACCAGACCCACCACCTGCATTACCAAAGACTTGGCCATGAGCGGCTACGGGACGTAATCACACTCTGCTGCGGATGTCATGACGATTTCCACAAGAGCTGGCAGAAATGTCAGTTCTGGAAAGGCAAAGAGGCAGGACACTGGGAAGTATTCGATCTGAAGCATACGGCCCTGCTCTGTCATCACTACTGGAAGGGAGATCGCTTGATCTGCAGGGATGAAAATGCTCCGAATTTATGTGCACAGGCAGCCTGCCGGCAGGTTCTCGATGATTACTTCCGGGACTTTGAGCTCACGGAACATCCGATCATAGATCCGAACGACTTTTCGCTTTTTGTCAGGAACAAACGATACGAATTGTTCTTCGAGGCCGAGGAACGGGGCAAGACACTGGAAGAGTTCCTGGATGAATATTACGGACCGAAAATCAGAGGAAAGAATCCATTGAGACAGGAGGCCGGTCGGAAGAAGGGACCGTTCGACCATACACCGGAATCATTCCATCGGCATTATTCGGAAAACAACAACATCAATATTTTGATGGAAGAAGTAAGAAAACTTGAAGCTAAACAATAGGAGGAAACGTAAATGCAGAAACCACAAGGATACGATGAAGCAATCGCAAGCGGTGAATTTATACCGGTAGAGCTCGGAGGACATTATTGCATAGTGAAGCAGGTGTCGGAAGTGACATCCAGCACCGGAAAACCAATGATAGTTGTTTTGTTCGACTTTTGTGCTCCGGATCAGCAGACTGACTATTTCACGCGGATGTTCGAAAACGACGACCGTGAGGATAAAAAATGGCCGTTCAACGGCAGCAAATACATTCTGGTTCAGGATTACAGCGATCCGAAAAAGACCAGCCGGCAGTTCAAGACTTTCTGCTCCTGCATCGAGAAATCAAATAACTTCGAGATCACATGGGGCGGCAATGCCTGGGCAAATCAGTTCAAGGGCAAGAAGATCGGCGCTGTGTACGGAGAGGAAGAACGGGAATATGATGGCAAGATCTCGATGCGTCGAGTGCCGAAATGGTTCTGCGGGATCGATGCGGTTAAGGATGCAACAATACCAAAGCCAAAATTGCTTGATAAGCCCGCTACAACAGCAACAGATTCTGATGGATTCATGAAGCTCCCGAAGGAAATCGAAGATAAAATACCGTTTTAAAGGAATAAGCATATGCGATGGACAGATTACATAGACGAAGCCGAGGTTAAGAAAGCAATAGCATTGCTGCAGGAACCCGGAAGCGTTTTTGAAGTCAGAGCCATCGGCACAGCGAAAAAAGATATCCTGAGCGGTTATTTCATGGATGCGGATACGCTCCTGCTGGCCTTCGACAAGATCGAAATGCGGCAGCGGAACATATATATCACTTTGGGCAAGGTCAAAGAAGAATGCTTTGCCCGGGCCCAGAGTGAACGCTTCCTGAAATCTGCTCAGTCGTCAAGCGATACGGACATTGAAAAATATCGGTGGCTATTCGTAGATCTGGACCCGGTTCGATCCGCTGGTATTTCATCCAGCGATCAGGAGCTTCAATATGCTGAGGAGTTATTCGAAAAAGTATCGGCATATATGGACGACATAGGGTTTCAGAAACCGATCACAGCATTAAGTGGAAACGGCTATCACTTGTTATATCGAATTGATATCAACAATGATGCTGCCGGGCAAGCATTGGTAGAGCGCTGCCTGAAGGTTCTGGCCGAGATCTTCAACACAGACAAAGTGAAGATCGATACGACAAACTCGAATCCAAGCAGGATATGCAAACTGCATGGCACTCTTGCCCAGAAGGGGCGCTCCACCAAAAACAGGCCGCATCGAATGAGCAGGATTCTGACTGTCCCGGAGGCTGTAAACGTAACAGACATCTCTGTGATGGAACGACTGGCCGGCGAATTACCGGAAGATCCTGTCGAGGATCGGAAGCAGGTTCATGCTTCTGGTAAGTCTTCATTCGACCTGCTGGACTTTATGCGGCAGAACGGAATGACCTATGTCGAAGATTATAACAATCGAGCCACTATCTATAAGCTTGATGAATGTCCGTTTGATCCGAGCCATAAAGACGGTGACGCGAAGATCTTCCTATATCACGATGGGAAAATAGCATTCAAATGTCATCACAATAGTTGCCGGCATTACAAATGGCA